TAATAACATTTATAAATAAATTTAAAAACAATGTTTGATTTACCAACAACAAGTACAGTAACAACAAAGAATCCAAGACGTTTAGTAGTATTTGCTCATACTAAAGCACGGAAAAACAGAAACAATAAGCAAGTTACCAAATAACTTAATTATTGATTTAGAGCAAGGAGCAGAGTTTGTGGAATGTGTTAAGTTAGATGTTATTGATATTGTTCGTAAGAATAAATCCAATCCTTTAATAATTATTCAAGAACTTGGTAAAAAGTTAGATAATTATTATAATGAACATGGTAAATATCCTTATGACTATTTAACAGTAGATACAACTTCTGCTTTAGAAGAATTTGCAAGAAAGTATGCTACTATTATGTATAAAGCAACTCCAATTGGTAAGAGTTTTGCTGGTACTGATGTAGTATCTGAATTACCATCAGGAGGTGGTTATGATTGGCTTAGAAAAGCATTTGATGAACTTCTCAAACCTATTGAGAATAGATGTAACAAATGTTTTATCTTAGTAAGTCATGTTAAGAATTCTTCTATCAATAAACAGGGTAAGGATTTACAGGCTAAGGATATTCAATTGACAGGTAAACTTAAATCAATTGTATGTGCAGAAGCAGATGCTATTGGTTATATTTACAGAAACCCCCAGAATGCTAATCAAACGATGTTGAGTTTTAAAACTCATGAGCAGGATCTTGCTACTGGTGCTAGACCAGATCATTTGGCTAATCAAGAGTTTGTAATTCTTGAATTAGAGAATCCTGATTATATTACCAAGAAAGAACCACGAAAGTTTAAAAACAATTGGAATCAAATCTTTTTAGATTAATGAAATTAGATAAAACTCAAATTAATGCTCTTGCAGGAAAAATAGCAAGAGAAATTAATATTATCAAACAACAGGAGTATGATAGTATCTTTCAACAAAAGAAACAAGAAATGCAATCTAAAGTAGATGCTGATCTAACTTTTGTAGAAGCACTACTTAGTAAATCTCCTGTCTATGTAGCATATCAAGTATATTCATTTCCTAACTGTACGTTTGGGAAAAGTGGAAAAGTATCAGATTATCAAGTACAAAATCACTTTGGTCTGATTAATAAAGCAATAACTCAAGAACAGATTAGAGAAGATTTAATTCTTGAGACAATTGAAGATTACCAAACATTAGATTCACTCATTCAAACAATTAAAAATAAGTATGTCACAAACTAACAATCCTTATGCTGGTACTAAAGTAGGTGCTGGTCAGTATCAAATTTACACAGGTCTTGAGAATTTTGTATTCTTGGGTGTTAATCCTAACAAACAACAATTGGAAGAATGGCAGGGTAGAGAAATTACCTATGATCCATCTTATGATATTGTACAAGATCAGAATGGTAATAATCAACGTCCACTACATATCTTCTTGAAAGGTGATACTGTTGGTGTACAACGATTTATTCTTAACATTGGTGATAAACAACCAGTAACACAATCTGGCAATTATCAAATCATCACATCTACTGGTAATATTCTTTGGGCTAAAGCAGCAGGAAGTCAAGAAGTTAAACCTGAATTTGCTAGTCACAAACCATTGGTTGTTGGTGAAGCAGCACTAATTACTTTTGTACAACGTCTTGTATCATTTGACCGTACTTCTGGTGAAGATTTTTATACTCAAATGCAACAACTTAAACAAGATGCTAGCACCGTATTTAGTGGTGATTATAGTGGCTTGAATAACCTTGCTAAGATGATGGATGGTACTTATGTTACTTTGCCAATGGTAGTAAAGGATAAGGATGAAGCAACTCAAGATGGGGGTATTGTAACTAAACAACGTATGTCTATTGGCGCTACTCAATATAATCTTGATAAGATTATGTTCTCTGGAAAAGTATCTGACTGGTCTAAAGGTCAATTTACTAAAAATGTTACAGCAGATAACAATCTTCTCAAAGGTATGTATACTGTAGATCTTGTACCATTTAACCGTGATACTGTTCTTAATAATGTTCCTAATAATCCATCCCCATCAGTAGGTTGGACGGTCTAATATGTATAAAGGCTGTTCAACTTATATAAACAAAGATGAACTGCTTGATATTATTAGTCAGGAGCAAGTATTTCTTAGATTTCTGAATATATATCCAGATCTAAATAAGAAATATAAATCTCCATTTAGAAATGATAGTGATCCGGGATGCCGATTTGTATGGTATTCCCGGATTACTTTATTTTGTAGACAATGCAACTTATAAAGGTAAGTTATATTGGAATATATTTGATGTTGTACAAGAAGTAAAGCATTGTAATTATAAACAAGCATTACAAGAAATAGCAAGTACAACTACTAAGCAGTTAGTGTCGTCTAGCAACAGGAATATTAGTAAACTTAAAACACAAATCCGATTTACACATAAAGAATTTAGTACCAATATATTTAATTTGGATAATGCTCAACTAAATAAAGAATTAATATTTTTAGTTGAAGATTATTGGGTTCAAGAGAAAGGAGAGTGGTTTAAGAATAAATATCATAATCCTCATAAGATAGATACTATTGCTTATTACTTTCCAGATACAGATCATGTAAAACTGTACTGGCCTAATCAAGAATTCAAATGGTATTCTAATTGTTCAAATAATGATATATTTGGTTATGATAAATTATTACATTATTCTACAATAACAGATCAATTAGTAATTACTAAAAGTCAAAAGGATAGAATCTACTTAGATTATCATTTAGGAATACCTAGTATTGCATTACAAAATGAAGGTAGTTATATTCCTGAAGATAAAGTAGAATATATTAATGACTTATTTACTAAAAAGATATTTTTATATGATAATGATGCAACAGGTATTATGGTATCTAATAAATTATCTGAAAAGTATAATTGGGAAAATAGAATAATGGAGTGTGAATATAAGGATGTTTATGAGTTTTATACAAATGACCAAATTGGTTGTAAAACATATATAAAAGAATTAATAAAATGAAAATTACTATAAGTAAAGATTTTAGGAATTTTAAAGAAGGAGCAGAATATAACTTAGAATTTTCTAAACACATTAATAGTATTTGTATTGTAGGAGATAATGGTTCTGGAAAATCTAGTCTGTTGGATGCTATTATTGGTAATTTTATTACTTCTAAAAAACAATACTCTGATACTATATTAAATGATAAAAAACTTAAATTAAAAGATTATATTACACTATCTGAACATGATTTTGAATTAGCCTTTGGATTTAATGCTCATTTAGAAGCAGGTTCTACATTAGATACTTCATTTGATGCAAGTGCTTATATTGAAAGTGGTGCTTTTTATGCGGACAGGAAAAGTCATGGAGAAGGTGAGATGATTTATTTAAGTAAATTTTTAAATAAAATTAAAGATCAAATAATTCCTGAAAAAACATTAATTTGTTTAGATGAATTTGACAAAGGTTTTTCTTTAAAAAATCAGGTTAAAGCGACCAACATAATAGATAGATTTATTTATGAGTTTAAATGTAAAGTATTATTTACTACTCATAATCCATTTTTAATTTATCAAGAAATGATTGTTTATAATATTGAAAAACAAGAATTTCAACTGTCATCTAAATATCTTAAAGAAACTACAGGATTTAAATTAGAAAAATGTGGAGTTTAAAATTAACAACAGAACAAAGATATAAATACTTTGAACCAATATTACCAGATCAAAAAGCAGATATAAAGTTGTTCATAGAATTATATATGAAATCTGATTTATTTATAATAGCCGCAAGAGGCAATAAGTCTGGAATGCTTGGTCAATGGCTTGAGTATATATTAGATACATACAAATCTTTCATGATTGAAAGAACATTAGATAACAATTATACAATTAAGTTTTATGAATGAAACTATTATAGATCTTGAGAATTATGGAGATGTTGAGGAAATGATTAGGGGTCAGAAATTTCCCGGATTTAAATTAATTTCTCATATATCTACCAATAATATAAAAACTGATTACAGGATTGTGTTACAAAGTCTTGAAACGGGTAAATATTATAAAGGAAATTACTGGCACGGTTATAATGACCACATTGATATGAAAAATACAACTCTCACCGAAGTTTTTCCACGACAAATTACATTCTATGAATAAAGAATTTGTATTAACAGACGATCAAAGAATTATACTATCTTCATACCAAGATAGTATAAAATATTCAACAAGGAGATTACAATCTTATTTATGGGATGTAGTTATTGAAGATCAAGATGATGTTAGATTTTTTAGTAAAATTTGGCATGAAACTATTAATTGTGAAGATTGTAGTTTTAATATTGAAAATAACATTCTTACAATTTTTGAAATAAATGACTAATGTAACAGAATTAGTATTAAGTCAGATTCATCCAGAATGGAAGACATTATTCTTTAATAGTACTGATACTAGATTAGTAGATTTATTGGATCAAACTATTTTAAACGTGATGAACACTGGTCATAAGTTATGTCCAGATAATCCGGGTAAAATACTTAAATGTTTGTCTATTAATCCAGAAGATATACGAGTCGTAATTTGCGGGCAAGATCTGTATCCTCAACCCGGAATAGCTACTGGATATAGTTTTGCCTGTGAAGATAAATTCCAACCATCTCTAAATATTATGGTTAGAGAATTAGAACAAGAATATCAGACTAATGATCTAGCATCAACTTTTGATGGAACTTTAAAACCTTGGGTAGATCAAGGGGTAGTATTGCTTAATGCTAGTTTAACTTGTGAGCAATGGAAACCTAATAGTCATTTTGCTATATGGCAACCATTTATAACAGAACTATTTAAAATATTCAACGAGTTTAAAATTATTAGAGAATCTAACGATTCTTTAATATTTGTATTCTTGGGAAAAACTGCTCAAAGTTATTCTCATTTAATTAATGATTCAATTCATTATAAATTAATGAGAAATCATCCAGCAGCAGAAACTCATGGAAATATTAAATTTGAAGGGTTTTATAAAGATGTAAACAAGTATTTACTAGAATCAAATCAAGAAGAAATAAAATGGATATAAAAAATGTATCTCAAGTTGCTGTAATTAGACACGCAGAGTTTATGGGAGAATCATACGATAATATTGACCAAGATGTTAAACGTGGTTATATGATAGGTTATCAACAAGCCACTAATGATCTGTCACAACTATTAAATATTCCTCTAAAGAATTTATTAATTGAATTGAAAAAGATATGTTAATTCAGCGAGAAGATAAAACAGAAGAACATTATAGATTCTTTAAGTCTTATTTTGAATTTCCTATTTCATTAGATGATTTCCTTACAAGTAGTTCTAAATTACTTACTTTAAGAGAAACTACTCTTGAAGGATTAGTGAGTTATACTCAAGTTAACCGAGATAGAATTCATATTAACTTTATTGTAGTTAGTGATAAATACAAGAAGCAAGGATTTGGAACAGAATTATTAGACATACTTTCATCAAAAGAATGTAAGATGACTTGTAATGTTAGAGAACAAAATACTATAAGTCTAAACTTTTTTAAGAAATATGGATTTATGGAAATTGATAAAGATGAATATAAGAATGGAGATATTAAAATAATGTTACAATATGGAAAATAATTTTGATAAAGATCAGATACCTTATCCTAAATATAAATCTGGAGACAAGGTATGGATAGAAAGATGGGACGGTAATATTAAGCAAGGAGAAATTGAAAATGTAAAACACTGCATCTTTTGGAATCATTATAACTTTCAACCAACTTTTGAAATACAAACTGAATATTCTATAGATTATGGATGTGGTTCTAAAAGCAGTTATGTTCAAGAAAGTGAAATTTTTACTACTTATGAAGAATGTAAAGCATCTGTAGACAATAAGGTTGAGATTCAAAGATTGAGAGACATTGATAAATATACAAAAGAATTACGTCAATGTCAAATGAATGTAGAATTATATACAGAACGTTTGGAAAAATTAAAAAATGCCAAGTCCAAATAAGGAAAAAGGTAATAGACTAGAAAGAGATATACGATTAAAACTATTAAAATATTGGCCTAAGATTCAAACAGCAAGATTAGCCAGTAGATTAATGGATAATTGTAAAATTGATCTAGTCAACCTACCTTTAAAAATACAATGTAAATCAGGATACGAAAGGTTGAGACCAAAATATGAATCTCTTTATGAAGAGAATGAAGAACTATGTAAACAATATTTAATGGGTGATGATCCTGTACATAATTATCCGTATATTTTAATACACAAATTACCAACAACAAAGAAAAAGGCTCCACAATATACTCAAGTCACTATGACTTTAGAATTCTTTTTGGAGTTATTAGATAAAGCACATGATAGATTATAATGTAACAGAACTTCCCAATGTAGGGAAATACTATTTAAATAGAACAAGACTTTATTTGCTACCAGCGGTTAATCTCTTAAAATCATTACCTGCAATTGCAGCAGTGAATCAAGATATTAATGCTGTTACTACAAAGATGTCCCGGAGGCCTATGTCTTTTCATAAGATCTAAAGACTTTTGTCGAGATCTTATAAAGACATTAAGAGAAAATAATGAGTTAGAGGGAGAATATATCTACAATAAACAAATTCATGTTATAGAGATTCGACCTGACATTAACTACACAGCATTTTTAGAAGGAGAATATACTAAGATTTATACCAAAGATCAATTAAAAAGATGTTTCAGACCTGATTCTAAATTACTGATGATTTTAGAAAAAGATTCAAGATATTTTAATGAATATTTTCAATTCATTAGAAAACAGTTTGGTAATAATATCACAGAATCTTCAGTAAGAGATCATAAACAATATGATATGATGCCTAACTTAAATCAAGAAATAATGAGTTATGAGTAAAACAAGACAACAAATTGAAGAGACTCTAAAGAAATTAGAACAACAAGATCAGCAAAATAAGAATCTAGTTAATCTTATTCAAAATACTAATCATAAAGATTTAGAACAAGAAAGATTTAAGAATATGTCTGATGATGAAAAACGTTTAATGCGATGAATTTAGCAACAATACAAAGAGTAACTAATGTGCAACCCATAGAAGGGGCTGATACAATTGAATGTGTAACAGTACTTGGATGGGATGTGGTATGTAAGAAAAGAGAATATAATGTAGGGGACTTATGCTGTTATATTCAGATAGATACAGTAGTTCCTGAAAAGGATGAGTTTGAATTTCTTAGAAGTAAAAAATTTAGAGTAAAAACTATTAAGTTAAGAGGTCAATTATCTCAAGGATTAATTATTCCTATTGATGTTTTACCTAAAGGAACACCTAAATCATTTCACCCATATACGGAAGGTCAAGATGTGACTGATATAATAGGTGTTAAAAAGTATGAAAAACCAGACAATAATCCTATTAGAGAAACTAAGCCTAAACGTCCATCTAAGTTTTGGCCTAGATTGAAATATGATTTTAAATATCATTTTTTATACAGATGGCTTCCATATTTACGTCCTAAGATAAGATCTCCATTCCCCAAACATTTAGTACCAATCACAGATGAAGAGAGAATACAGAATATGCCTAAAGTGCTAGAACAATATAAAGGTAAAGATTTTGTAGCATCTTATAAATTTGATGGTTCTAGTATTACTATTATCCATGAAAGAAATTTCTTTAGAAAACCTGTTTATAGAATTTGTTCTAGAAGATTTGAATTACATGATAAGAACAATGAATGGTACAAAGTATTTGTAGATACTAATTTTAAGAAATATATTGACTTGTTAGTAACTATATTTCATACTGATAATATCATTGTACAAGGTGAAGCAATTGGTAGTTTTAATGGGAATCATCATGGTTTACAGAAAAATGAAATTAGATTGTTTAATATCTTTGTTGATGGTAAACGATTAAAACAAGACGAGTTTATTGATATTTGTGAAACTCATTACATTCCACACTGCCCTGCATACTGGATTGGTGCTATAAGTTTTACATTACCAGATATTCTAGAGTTTGCACAAATTAAAGATTATCTTAATCCTAGAGTAGAAGCAGAGGGACTGGTGTTCAGATGCGTTGAAGATGATCTAAGTTTTAAAGTAATAAACAATAAATATTTATTGAAAGAAAAATGAGTGATAAACTTGTAATAACTAAAGCCTTACAGCGGAGGCTTGAGAAAATTAAAGACTGTAATGTAACTAAACAGTTGTTAGAATTACCAGATGTTGTTGGAATTAACTATCTAGGAATTAGTTCTTTGAATGAACATGCTATTTCTTATATTAATGAAGACAGATTAAATAGATACGGTTTTGGTAAAAGATGGAGAATTAAAATCAGATATTCAGGGAAATCCGGATCTGTAATTCAAAAGATTTTACCACACATAACTAACTCTGAACTAGAATCTTTTGTTAATAAATATATTGCCGCTGGAATTAACACTACTAAAAGTAATGTTTCTATTGTACATGGTGAGAAAATCAGATATTACTATCATAGAGATCAATACGAATCTATGGACGGAGATCTTGGTTGTTCTTGTATGAAACATGCTGAATGTCAAGATTACTTTGATATTTATGTAAAAAATCCAGATCATGTAGGAATGGCTATTATTTTAAATGAAAAAGGTAAACTTAAAGCAAGATGTCTTATCTGGTATCCCAATACTAAGAAAGATCAATCTACTATTTACTTTGATAGAATCTATGCAGTAGATAGAGAAACAGAATTAGAAATGTTTGCTTGGTGTAAGCAAAAAGGTTTTGTTGGTATTTCTAATAGAAATATTAATAAGCCTAATAATATACCGACCATTTCTATCAAACTTCCAAATCTTAAACATAGATATTATCCTTATGTAGACACTCTTTATTATCTTATAGATGATAGTATTAGCAATCAATATGAAAAAGGTAGTAAAACATTAAATGATACGGATGGTGGCCCACAACCACAGTGTCCGGGTTGTAATGAGGAAGATGTTGAGCTTTATCCTGTTATGGATAGATCCACACAATATTGTGAAAATTGTATGGTGTGGTCACAGCATTATAATCAATATATTCACAATGAAGATTCTTCTTATTGTAACTACACCAATGATTTTTATTTGGAAGGAGATGTTGTAGAACTTTGTAATGGTAACTATTGTTATAAAGACTATCCAAAACTATTACAAGATATTGATGAAGATTGGTTTATTGAAGGAGATACGGATTTTATTCAACCAGATGGTGAAACAGATTGGTATTATAAAGAATGCTCTTTACTTGAGCAAGTAGATGGAGTATATTATTTAATTAATTCTGAATCTTGGAAAAATTTAACAACTGAATTAGTATGAGAGTTATTATAAGTAAGGCCTTACAAAAAAGGTTAGAAAGAATGTCTGATAATATTATTGCAAAAGCATTGTTAGGCAGTGATACATTTAGTGATGAAATCTTTTATCTTGGTGTTTCAACATTTGATCCTAATCAAATCTCCTATATTGATAAAAATAAATTAGAGAGATATGGTAATTTCCATAAATGGAGTGCTAAATATCGAGTCTCTACAAGACCCGGTAGAATTGTCCAGAAATTATGGTCATATCTTGATAATAAGTATATAGAAGAATTTGCTTTAGCGTTTGCTGCTTCTAATGCAAAACCTGAACCAATTAAGTATGAATACAAAATTGTAGAAGGTGAAGATATCAGAAAATATTATCATTATGAGACTTATGCTCAAGATTCTGGTAATTTAGGAGGTTCTTGTATGAGAGGTGCTGGCGCACAAAAATTCTTAGATATTTATGTTAAGAATCCTGACCATTGTAAAATGGCAGTAATGTTTGATGATAGAGGTGTTGTTGCAAGATCATTACTCTGGTATCCAAATGCTGATAAGTCTTTAGTCTATTTTGATAGAATTTATTCTATTGATTCTAAGACTGAAATGGCTATGCATAAGTATCTAACCAATAGACGTAAATTTAAAATTCTTAGTGATAAAAACTCTATCAAACCTACAGAAAAAGTAGAGTTAAGGATTAAACTTAAGAACTTAGATTTTAAATATTATCCTTATGTGGATACTGTTAGATGGATTAATGGTAATGATATTAATAACATGGAAGATGGTGATCCACTACATCATACAAATGGCATCAGAAGAGAACCATTTAAATGTGAGTATAGTGGAGATCTAATGGATGAAAGTGCTGCTGTAACAGTTGCAGCAGGATCTATGAATGGTTGTAGAGTATCTCCTAATTATACTATTCATTCAGAAAGATATGGAGGTCATATTATGATAAGCGGTTCACAAATCTGTAGTATTACTGGAGAAAGATTTATTAATGGAGAGTTAGTAGTATTAAGTAATGGAACACAAATATGTTATAGACATCATCCAGACATACGAAATGTTGGTAGTGACTGGTTTTTAATTGGAGATGAAAATTTTGTAGAAGTTGAAAACCAATGGTATAGAAAAACTTCATCAAAGATTGAATTAGTTGATGGAGTTTATCAATTAAAATCTGTACCAGCAACAACGGCTCCACCAAAAAATTCGTTTAAAGAATTTATAGAAACATTTGAATGGGATCTTCGAGATCAAATGCGCGAAACCTTTTATCGTAGTGCAATCAATCGTTACGGTAGTTTCTCACTTAACCCTTATTATTTTACAACAACTTTAGAAACAGAAAATGTATCAATACCAGAAACAGCGGAGGCTACTGACTCCAATATTGCCTAAAACAACTCACTTCACAACCGTTGATGTAGAGTTAATTAAATCTTTATTTGCATTTCAAACTCCAACCAGAGATGCTATTAGACAAGCCAAATTTATGGCTTTCTTAATGAGTTGGTTGAGACAGAACAAAATTAAATTTTCATACAAGTATGACAAGGTAGGAAATCTTTATATTACTAAAGGAACAAGTCCTATATTTCCATGTATCGTATCTCACGTAGATACTGTTCATGATTATAATAAGGATTTGCAAATTGCAAACACTAAAGATTTGATTTTTGGTATTGATGCTGGAACTGGTGAACAACATGGTATAGGAGCAGATCCTAAGAATGGTGTATACTTTGCTTTACAAATGCTTAAGTATCTTAAAACTTGTAAAGTAGTATTCTTCATTGATGAAGAATGTGGATGTCTTGGTTCTAAACAAGCAGATCTAACATTCTTTAAAGATTGTTCTTTTGTGTGTCAATTGGATAGACGTTCTTTTACTACAGATATTATTGAATACACCAATGGTATTCAAGTATTGTCTGAAGAGTTTAAACAACAAGTTGAAGCAACAATGACAGAATATGGTTATGCATTCAATCATGGAACTTCTACTGATGTGGGAGAACTTGTATGGAATGGGTTGGGTATTTGCGCATTTAACTTTAGTAATGGTTCATTTAATGAACACTGTTCTTATGAAACTTGTAGTATTCCGCATTTACTTAATGCTATTAATGCTGCTTATGAATTGATAATCAATTTTGGTTATCAAAAGCGTTGGTTGCATAACCCGTATAACCAAGATCGTTATACTGCTTGGGGAGAATGGGATGATTATGTTAGAGGAGGTAAAACGAAAAGTTCTTATTATGATAGATATGAATCTTTATTTGAAACAAATGAAGATACTATTTATGGTAATAAAACTGTAGCAGCCTTTATTAAGAATCATGTCTTTAAAGCAGTTGATAATGCTACTATGACTCAAGCTGCTCAAATATATCATTTTGACGGTGATGAAGAATTGGTAGAGAATTTAATATGGTTATATGATTATCATGTTGGATTAAACTGTGATGAGATTACGGTATGCAAAACTCTTATAAAATACCTTAAGAACAATTATCATTATCTAAACCAAGTTAAAATACTGGTAAAAGAAATGGAGAAGTATCAAAGAGTACTAGAGAAAGAAAAGGCAGCAAAATTGCCTGTAAAAACAGATAACAGATGTCACATTTAGAAGGAATATATAATTGGTTAGACGTTGCGGGAGTACCACAGTTAGGTACTCCCCAACAATTTAACTTATTTCAAGATTTAGTTCTTGAAGAGTTAGAAGAAACAAAAGTTGCATTTATTGAATATAACATGACAAGAGATGATTCTCATAATGTTATTAAAGGAATAAATGATATTGCTAGAGAAGAAATGTTAGACGGATTTGTAGATCTAACATGGATGGTAATGAATGGTGCTTTTATGATGGGATTCTCTATAGAAGAACTTAATCAGAAATTTGCAGATGTTCTAAAATCTAATCTTAGTAAGTTTTGTGATAATGAAGATGACGCCATATTATCAGTAGAGTTATACAAAACTGGTAAACATCCAACTAAAATAGGTCAAGAGATTGATGCTTATTATGAGAAAGTTGGAGATTGGTATATTATTAAAAGATCTTCAGACAACAAAGTTCTAAAGTCACATAAGTTTATTGAACCATGACAGCAGAAGAACTACTAAAACCAAGATGGAAGGTTATTGCTGATTTTCCAGAAAGTCCTTACTGTATAAATCAAATACTTTATTCTTTTAACTCTAAGATTTTCTTTGAGCCGTCTGGTTATCATTTTAATCCAAATGACTATCCAGCAATATTTAAGAAATTAGATTGGTGGGAAGAAAGAAGTGTTGATGATATGCCCGACTATTTAAAATGGGGAGAAAAGGGTAATGTTATAAAAGTTAATAAACACCTTTGTGGTATACATAAAGATGGTTTTAGAGATGAAAGACTAAATAACTTTCATTATTATTTTGAATATTTACCATCAACAAAAGACGAATATGAAAAAACTACTAATTAGATTTTGGAAGAAATGTGCTTGGTGTGATAGATATTCACTCTGGTGCAAATGTCCAAAGAAAACAACAATTAAAAATAATTAATCAAAATGAAACAAACACTAATCCTAATACTGATTTTAATATTTACATCTTGTACTCCTTGTGAAAGATACTATTGTTATAGTAAACAACAAGAGTCTGAATTAAAAGTATTTGAAGGAGATCAATATAAAACAAAAATCGTTAATGATAGCACCTATACTCAAATGGTAACCAGTAAGGCAGCATTTGAATTATTCAAGGATGCTTATCCTGATATGAAAATTGTTGTTATAGGGTGTCCCGAAGATTTAAAATTTAAATAATGGTATTTCCAAAATTATACAAGTACCGGCAATGATAAAATTATTGGTATATATAAGATTGAATGTTTGGTAAATCAACGAATGTATATTGGTAAGTCTACAAATATAGCAGAAAGATTTAAACAACACACAATTTTATTAAGATGTGGACAGCATTTTAATATTTATCTACAAAGGTCTTATAATAAATATGGAAAAGATAATTTTGAATTTGAAATTCTTGAAGAATGCTATGAGTTTGATTTACATTTAAACGAACTTAAATGGATCAAATATTATGGTTCAGAAAGTACTAATAATGGATTTAATTTGAAAGAACCTTTACAAAATGGTGGTCAAAAGCATTGCGAAGAAACAAGAAAGAGGATGTCTAAAATAGCAACTGGTAGAAAGCATACAGAAGAAACCAAACAGAAGTTGAGTATCATTAGTAAAGGTAAACTAACGCAAGGCATAATAAATTCTGCTAATATTAGAAAGAAACCAATAACTCAATATACAATGGATGGAACGTTTATTAGAAACTGGAATTCTATTACTGAAGCATCATTAAATTTAAACCTAGATAAAGGAAATCTTGGAGCAACAATTAAAAATAAATATAAACATTGTGGTGGTTTTAGATGGACGTTAATGGGTGAATTACTACCACCAATAAAGCAAAGAAAAGTGAGAGACAAATCAACATACACAGGTAAACGTAAGAAAAATCATGGTGTTTCCTAAATTATATAAATATAGTAGTCTTGGACAAATCCAATCTTGGCAAATCTTTGTAAGTGGAAATTTATATTGGACAGAAGAAGGAATAAACACTTTAACTAAATCTGATCCTACCAGATGTGTAGGTAAGAATGTTGGTAGATCCAATGCTACTACAGATCAGGAACAAGCAATACTTGAAGCAACTGCTAAATTTCAAAAGAAATTAGACAAGGGTTATAATGAAGTTCTTACATCTGATAAGAAATTCTTTGAACCAATGTTAGCATTTGAACTTAAGCAATATGAAAAGTTATTGTTTAAAGTTCCTACATTTGCACAACCTAAATTAGATGGAGTTAGAAATGTTCTTGAAAATAAGAATCTAACAACAAGAGCAGGTAAACCAATTGTAAGTTGTCCTCATCTACAAATATATTGTGAAGACATATTAGATGGAGAGTTGTACAATCATGATCTTAAATCTGATTTTAATAAAATTATTTCTTTAGTTAGAAAGACTAAACCCACTAAAGAAGATGTCGAAGAATCTGAAGAAATGATTCAATATTGGGTTTATGATTTGCCCGGAGAATCTGTATTTTCCCAAAGATATAAAACCTTAGAAAAAATGTTTGGAGATAAAAGATTTCCAAATTATTTTAAACTAGTACCTGCTTATGAAATTCGTAATCGAAAAGAGTTGGATTATTATCACAACTTGTTTCTTGAACTAGGTTATGAAGGTACTATGATTAGAATGGATCTAGGGGGATATGAGAATAAACGTAGTAAACAACTTCTCAAGTATAAAAACTTTCAGGATGCTGAATTTCTAATTCTTGATGTAACTCCAGGTTTAGGTAATAGATCTGAATGTGCTGGTAGATTAGTGTGTCAAATTGGTGATAAAACCTTTGGATGCAGTATGACAGGTACAGTAGAATTTATGAAAGAAGTACTTAATAATAAAGATCAAATCGTTGGCAAGTATGCTACGGTGAAATATTTTCAACTTACAGAGGATGGTATTCCTCGATTTCCAACATTAAAAAATATAATTAATTATGAATCAAAGTAAAATTGAATTAGCATTAGCAGCATTAGAAGTGTATTTCACAGATCATGATTCTGTAACAACACTTGAATTTAAAGAATATCTTCGTACATTGCATCCAGATGTTAAATGGAGTCAATCAGATGTATCATTGTTTATGATGAATGTTGATGGATTGTTCTTTACTGATAATGGTACATTCCGTACTTACTATCCTATTAAAAATGATGTAAAAGTAAACAGCAATATTCTTGAGTCTATCTGTTTAGAGTTTGACCAAGATGGTATTGATATTACTAAAACTAACCTTAAGTCCCGACTTCGTGAAGATGATGTAAATCTTGATGATTTTAAACAAGTATTTAATAGTATGAATTTTGTTCATACTGGTAAATATACCAAAGATAATCATAAGATTTATAAATTGGTAGATGATGGCCAGCATTTGAGTCAGACTAAAGGTGAGGTAATGGATATTAATGCTATGCATAAAGATCATATTGCTAATACTATTTTTAAGTATCATTCAAATATGACTCTTGGTACTTTGCTTACAACATTTACAAAGCAACGAGATGAGGCTTGGGTATTACTTAAAGCCTATATTACTTGGGACATTCGCAATATCTTAAACAAGAAGTAATGAAAAGTCCAGTAGAACTTATTATGGTTTCCTCTGAAAATAATAATAAGAGGTATTATATGGTTGATACTGATGATGGTAATTTTGCTGTGGAATATGGAAGAATTGGTCAGAATATGACCAAGGAAGTATATCCTATAAGTAGGTGGGATAGTAAATATAGAGAGAAACTCAAGAAAGGATACAGAGATGTATCTGACCTTAAAGTAGAATCTAAGGAAGGTGAAATTAGTTTTGATTCAATTGATATTGAACATTTCTATAAAACCTTTCTTAGATATACTAAGGAGAATGTAGGTAGGAATTACACTATTCAGGTAGGAGCAGTAACTAAATTAATGTTGTCAGAAGCACAAGATGTCCTAAATCAAATGGTTACTGCATCTGATGAAAAAGAATTAAATAAATTCTTATTAAGTCTTTATATGATTCTTCCTAGAAGAATGAGTGATGTAAGATCACACATATTTAAAGGTACTGAATCTGAAAAACAAATTCAAGACAGGATTACTAAAGAACAAGATATTCTTGATTCATTATCTAGTCAAGTAGTTACTAATGTTACAGAGAATCAATCTTTAACAGATTTATTAGGTGTAACTATTACTGAAGAACCTAACTTTGAATTTGTAAATGGTATTATTCTTCCTACCAACTCTAGTAAACATCGACCATACAAAGTATATAAAATTACCAATCCATTACGTCAACAGAACTTTGATAACTGGTTATCTACTCAAGATAATCAGAATGTAGAATACTTAATTCATGGTACAAGAAATCCTAACATTTTTAGTATTCTTAAAGCAGGATTAATCATTAGACCAACTAATGCTGTAATCTCTGGTGCTGCTTATGGTGAAGGAATTTATCATTCTGCACATTCAGATAAATCATTAGGATATACTGGTTATGATCCAGATAAACTATTCTTAATTCAAAGAGTGCATATGGGTAATCCATTTACTTATGAAGGATGGTATAGAGATGGTAAATCTATTAGTAGAAGTCAAATGAATTATAATTATCTGAAACCTAATGGTTATGATTCACTTTATGTGACCCCTGGTCAGGGATTGAAAAATTCCGAGTATGTTGTCTATAATCCCGAACAAACCGATTCCCAATTTTTGGTATGGCTAAAGTAAAATGGACATTAGAAACTTGTCAAGAATTAGCATCTCTTTGTAAGACTAAAAAAGAATTTAAAGAAAAGTTTCCTCAATGTTATCAGGCTTGTTACAAGCATAAGATTATGGATCAAGTATCTAATCATATGACAGAATTAAATAATCTTTATAAAAAAGATGTTTATTTTATTAAGGGGTTAAACCAAAATATTATTTATATTGGTATATCTATTAACCCTGAACAAAGGTACTTACAACATAAAATTAAAACTAATAATTTTGTTCAAGAATTATTACAACAAGACCACGAACTATTAATTGTCGATAAGGGTTTATCTCTTAAAGAGGCTGTTCAAAAGGAGAAAAGTTATATAATTGAATATACTAATTTAGGATGGAAAGTTTGTAATAAAAGTACAGGTCGGTGAAATTGGAAGTTCAGCCCGTAAATGGACACCGGACGTAATTAAACAAGAAGCACTGAAATATAAAAACCGATCAGAATTTTTTAATTCTTCTGGTGGTGCTTATAATGCCGCAAAAAAACTTAAATGTTTAGATGAAATATGTTCTCATATGGATACTCTTTGGAAGGAAAATATTTCATTAATTCATGGAGAATATTTAACAATGAGAGAAATTGAACAAAAATATAATGTTCCTTATTCTACATTAAAAACTCGTTATACTCAAGGGAAAAGAGGTTTAGAACTTCTTATAAGTAAGAATCATTCTCCTAATTATTGGGCTAAAGAAAAATGCTTTGAATTAGCATTTACTTGTAAAAATGCTTCTGACTTTCAAAAGAAATTTGGAAGTGCGTATCATGCTTCAAGTGTAAACAAATGGTTAAAAGAAATAAAGTACAACAAACAGATACAAATTATTTAGTATGAATGAAGTAAAGAAATATAGATTCTTTTATCATTATAGAAAATCTACAGGGGGAATGACCGTACATTTTAAAGGTAAATGTTATCCTTGTATAGACGTAGAATGTTTAGTTCCTTGTTTTACAAAAAGAAATAAAGAACAACCTAAACTAGTTTTACAAGGTTGGTGCGAAAAACTAATATTTGAAGGTAATACTATTAAAATTTGGTAATGAAAATAGAATTATATAAAGACTCTGTAAGATACCAGTTTACCAATGAAGATATTAAAGTTGGAGATATTGTTTATCCAATTGGACAGGGAAGAAGTACCGATAATGGTTGGTATTTACACAGTTTAAACTTTTCTGAATTTGATCCTGATAATCCTCATATAGTTGGTAGAATTGATGACTATATTCGTACTCAAAAAGGATATAGTCATAAGGGAGTTTACTTTAAGTTAATTGGTAAACAAGAACAAAGAGAAACAACAAGAAAAGATTCTAGATTTAAATCTTGGAATTGGTTTGATATACCTATTTAAATAATAAATAATGAGAATAACACCAGAAGATGTTACAAAAGAGTTTATTGGTAGAAAAGATATATTTGTATTTGGTTCTAATGAAGCAGGTATTCATGGGGCTGGAGCAGCAGAATTTGCATTACAATTAGGTGCCAGAATGTATCAAGGGTTTGGTTGTATAGGAAATACATTTGCAATTCCTACTAAAGATTGGAATATAAAAACTCTTCCATTATCGGCTATTATATTCTATGTACATAGGTTTATTGAATTTGCTATTAAATGTGATAGTCTTAGGTTCTATGTAACTAAAATTGGTTGTGGTTATGCTGGTTATACACCAGAACAAATTGCTCCAATGTTTAAAACAGCATCTAATATTAACAATATTTATTTACCATCCGAATTTTGGGATATAATTAATAAACAATGACAGCAATAGAATTTTTAGAAATTAACGGATTAAACTCTATTCCTTATAGACAAGATGTGCTAGATGTAATGAAAGAATTTGCAATTTATTGTTGTGAAAAGCAAAGAGAGATTTGTGCTGATAATGCTGAATTTTTTAGAAAAGGAGCATCTATGAAAAATGATTTGTGGCCAGCATATGACCATTGTAAAATAGATATTGAGTACGCTGTAAATAAAGAATCAATAATCAATTCACCATTACCAGAAGAATTACAATGATTATAGCAATAGATTTTGATGGAACTTGTGTTACTAAGACCTTTCCAGGTATAGGGAAGGATATAGGTGCTGTTTCTGTTTTAAAAAAACTTATTGAAAAAGAACACAAGTTAATCTTATGGACATTAAGATGTGACCATGATGAAGATTTTAATGAGTTTATTGTGGCGGGACAACATTTGACAGATGCGCTTGAATGGTTTAAAAGTCATGATATAGAATTGTATGGTATAAAACAGAATCCTAATGATAAACCGTATCCGGGTGCAGTTAAACCATACTATCACATACTTATTGACGATTCATCTTTAGGATGTCCTTTAACAACAAATGAAGATTTAAGTGATAAACCGTTTGTAGATTGGACTGAAGTTGAAAAATTACTAATACAACAAGGAATACTATGAATATAAAACAATTAATTCATTTTTGTTCAACTTGTACAGAAGAAGAATTATTTGCTTATTGTAGACTGATGGTTAAGCAATATGAATTGGATCAACAAATAAAAAGATTTATAAAATGAAACACTGGCAGCTATTAATACCTATATATGGAGTTTTGTATGCTTTATTTACAATGGCTTTAGAAGAAACTTTTGTAAACAATAAAGCATTGTATTTTACATCTGCAATTTGGCAAGTTTGTTCTGTGTTAATCGCAATAATTCTAATTGTAGTATAAACAAAAATACCCTACCCACAGTTAAGTGAGTAGGGTATTTAAATTAAATTATATGAAATTAAAAGAATGGGAACATGAAATATCTAACTGTTCTTATAATGGGTACAATTGGATATTAGAAATTAAATCTGCTGCATTTAAAAGATATTTTAAAAATAAACCTCCATATACAAAAGGAGATATTGTTTATTATTCTATGTTTTTAAATCATGTAGATACTTTAAAATAAAAGTTATATGACAAATTATTATCACGATTTTACAGATGAACAGATTGAGGTCATTGAAGAGTTAAATATTAACTTTAGAATATCAGGACAATTTTATAAAGTTCAAAAGTATCTTGACGAAAGATTAGGGAAATCTCATGCTGTTGCAGTAGACTTTAGGATCAACTTTGTTAATCCTAAAATGAAAGAAGTTTCTGAAATTCAAAAGAGAATGGATGAATTAGGAATTGTAAGAATGTTGTTTGATAGATTAAATAAAAAGGACACTACTCCAGTAAAGGAATAGTGTCCAAAAAATTTGACCTTCATTATTTATATTGATCTCCAGAATCTTCTTTCCATAGATCAAAGAAATCTAGTAATCGACCACCGGGAATAAACGTATGAGCATAATAACCGATATTGGTTTTATCTTTATCAGTTCCACCAATTGCTCTTTCTTCACCAAACGGAGTATCTAATATTTCATCAACAGTATTTTTCATCATTTTCCAAGAATCAGTAACTAGACCAATCATTGGTAAGGGTGATTTTACCATATTCGTGAAATCTATAGGATTAAATACAAATGACATCTCTTGATTAGTTTTAAATATAATTGCTGCTAATTTACGAGTAAGTAAATACTTCTTGTAGTCTGCTTTACCATCATCATCCCAATCACCAGCCATAAGCATCATAATAGCAGCAAACGCTAATAATATTCTAAGTTCAATCATTAAAGATCTTAACTGTCTTTGTTGAATATCATTAAACTCTGCAAATGTTACTTTGTTTTTATAATGAGGATTGTCTTCTAACCATTGGTCAAATAGCATTTCTTTAGTATGAACATCGTTCATCTTACCAAAGAATGCTAATTGTTTAATGAACTGTCCTAACTTTGGTAAAAGTATTTTAGTTAAGAATTCTTTTCTAATTAAATCAGAAGTTTTCCATTCTCCAAGTTCTGCACCTAAAGCTTTATAACGACCCATATAAATGCTGTCCAAACGACTATCATATCTAATCTTACCAAATCTTTCAAATAAAATGCCAGGCATCCAACTCTTAAATTGCATCATAAGATTACCAACTAATGTTGATTGCCAATATGCTTTATCCTCTTCTGGAATAGTACCTTTAATTTGAGATTGACCTCCCTGTACTGCTCCTCTAAATCCAATAAAAGCATTCTTTAATTGTTCTGGAGTAACATTCAATTTAGCCTCACCATCCTTATAAGTAAATAGATTCCAGATAGTTCTGTCTTTAAACTTAACTCTATCTTCTGGAAACTTAAATCTTCTAAAGTTACCTTCAAAGTCTATATAATAATTCTTAGCCATTGATGCTGTAATAATTTCATCAATGTATTCATCACCAATACTGAATGGACGCATTAACATTCTAGTATTTACATACTGATTTATCCAACCTCTCATAGCCATATCACCAAAATCTATAGCACCAAACTGTTGTTCCGCTATTTGTGGATCTCTAATTCTATGACCCATAGGATCAAAGAATGCTGATAAAGCCAACAATTTAGATCTATCAAAAGCCATATCTTTTAAAGACTGCTTATAATCTTCTGATGTATAAAGAATACCTTTATTGCCCTGAATCATTGCTTGTATCTTAGCGGATGCAAAGGAACCTGCGGCTGCTATAAAATTAAAACCTAATGCTTTTAGTGAGAAATATTCTTTAGCCTTAGATAACATCTTTTCAGCCTTACCATCTTTATCAAATAATTCTGGTTTAATGTTGATACCATATAAATACATATCAACAAATGCTTCAAATATCTCTGGAGTTTTAGTTTCTTTAATATTCCTAGTTAAAGGGTTACCTAAAGAATCTTTTTGTCTCTTACCTTTTTTAGTAATTACTTCCTCACCTCTTTCAGATAGAAACTCTTTAAGCATTAATACTTCTGCTTCTATCTTAGACATCTCTTGATAGTTCAAAGCCATATTAGCAAATAACATCAAAGATCTACCAAACTGATATGACTTCTCACCTATAATAATGTTCTTATCAGCATCTCTAAATTCATTCAAATAGAATTTAGGAATAGATTTTCTATCATCAAAATTACCAGCATCATCCATATCATCCTCTCTAACAGCAAAGTCTTTAACAAAGTCTTTAACTCCAGATAAGGTTCCAGCAAATGCTCCAAACTCATCAATTCTTTCAGATGTTTGTTTCCTAATATTAGGTAAGAAATTATTAGGTAGTTTTTTATATTCAACACCTAAGATATTTCTGAACTCTTTATTGTAATTCTCAAACATTTCAAAGTATTCTTTAAGTTCAGGAACAGATTGAATAAATTCATACTCTTTCCTAAACTCTCCATCTTTAACATCTAAGAATTTCTTAAGTCCTAAATTCTCCCAAGCATCAGGATATTTTGCTTTACCATTACTTACCTCAAGATTATTATACTTAATAAAAGTTCTTTCCAATTCTTCTTGAATAAAAGAATTAGAATAATCAGGATTCTGTCTTAATCTTGCTTCACGTTTAACTAATTCAGATTTATACCAATCATTATATTCATCCTTAACAGTATAGAAATTATGCAAGTCTTCTGATTTAGTATCAAATAGTTTAGCAGTATATTCATCTGTATACTTATTCCAGAAATTATCATTCTTAGGATTAATCATAATCTTAATAAGATCTTTTCTTTCTCTGCCAGTATTCTTTAACCAATTAAATACTTTATTTTCTTTAGATTGAACTTCAGTAAATATAGCATCTAATCTTTGTTTCTTATTAAAATTGGCTTCATCAAGTAATTGTCTTAATGTTTTGAATATAGGATTATCATACTTACTTAATTGATAAAAGTAATTACCAAAAAATCCTTCTGTATGAAATGGTAAAACATCACCATCTTCTGATGTAACATTAAGTCCAGTAGATTGTTGAATTAGTGCTATTGCTTGCTCATGTAATATTTCAGTTAAATCTTCATAACGATCATTTAATTCTGATATGATTACATTAATCTCTGCTTCCATTTTATCAGCAATATCCTTACCATTCTTAACTTCATTCTTTAAATAATTTCTATATTCATATGTAGACTTACTTAAAGATTCAAGCATAGCAATTTCAGATCTTAAGTCCATTAGTTCATCAATAGACATATCTCCTAATTGAGCACTTCTTAATTGTTCATTAAGACTTTTAGCATACTCTACAATTTTATTTAGAGAATGATGAATTAGTATATCTTGCTTACCAGAAGTTAATCCTTCAATTCTATCAACCAGCCTTTGTTTCTCTTCCTTATCTTTAGTATTCTGTAACTTTGCTTCTAAATTAGTTATTCTAGTTTGAACATTCTGAATAAATTCATCTAAAGAATTAAATCCTGTTTTTTCAGCAAATGGTCTAACCTGTTCCAATAATGGATCTTGACCGGGAAATTTGATATTAGATACTACTGTACTAAATACTCCTTTAGTTAAAGGTACAGATAATGTAACTGGAACAATAGCAGAAGACCTAACTCCTTTAGTACCAATTGCTCTTTGTAACATATTCCCATACTCTCCAATTTGAAACTTATATCTATCTAAATCAAATTTGGTAAGAAGTTTCTTCATAGAAACGATATTACCAAACACATCCAATTTCTTTTCAGAAGGAATTTTAGTTTTATAATCTCGAATGATAACAGTCTTATCAGATAATATTGCTAAGAAGTCAATAGTTCCGCCTAAATCTTTACGAGCATCAATAATCTTTTGTTCTAATCTAAAGTAAGGAACAGCACCAATACCTGTCTTATTATTAATTCTATTCTGTTGTCTATATACTTCTTGAAGAATATGAGCAACTCCTTGCAAAGAATTAGTTAAAGAATTATCTTTAGTATTAATAGTACGACCATAAAGAGTCTCTATTTTTTTTAGACCTTCAAGGGTTAATTGATCTATTGTTAGATTATTAAGAAGTGAGAGGGCAGCCTTTGTAGACTTACCCTCTAACATTCCTAATATTTCTGTCATCATTTCTTCCCAAACATCATGAGCAAAATTACCAATATCTGCTTGTTGATTATAAACATCTGCTTTATCACTAGATGGTGTAAATGGTTTTCTACCACCAACCTTCTGTGCTTGTTGAGTAACAGATTTACTTACACCAACATCAGAACCTTCAATCTTATATCCAGTAACATCTTTGATAAAACTTTTTTGAAGAAAATCTAATCTGTCAAGAATGTCTTGAACAGTATCATCCTCTGAAAGTTTAAACATTGCTTTATAATTCTTGACACTATTAATTAAATCCTCTCTTGTGGTACAACTCATTTTAAGTTCTTTAATTTGTATAAGGTTGTTGCGTACAATTCTGTAGCATCGTCAATTAACTGAAGTAAGTGACCTTCGGTAAAATCTTTTTTCATTCCCAATAGTTCATTATATTGTTTTTCTAAAAACGTAACAATATCTCCAGAGAATAATTCCCCTAATGAATAACCACTAAGGATTCCATTAATTTGAGATGCTTCTGCAAAGGTATCTGCTATTTCAACAATATCTTTATAGAAACCATCTAATGCCATATGTATAGCAAAGGATCTTGTTTGTAAGTGTGCAATGTGAGCATTAGTTCTCGCATTGAAAAGTAATGATACTACTTTGGTATATTTTGCTTTACCGAGTAGTGTGGATGCTAAGTCTGCCATTAGAATTTGCATTGTAAGGTTAATTCGCCAGATTCCATTAATCTAGCAGCTTGTGTTTTTTCTTCTTGATTAAAATAAGAATTGTCTGGAAAGTATTGATCCCAATTATCAATAACTTCTTGTTGAAATGTAGTTAAATCAACATTGGTGTTTTGACTAATTTGATTAACATTTTCAAGAATGTTATTGGAATAATCTTGAAGATTTTGAAATTCAATTTCAGTATTCTTAAAATCTTCTAAAAGATTTGTTGCAACACTAAAGGATTGAGTATATAAGGAATCTCTTTTTGTAATGTTAAACAAACTTAATACAAAATCAAAAATTTCTTCAAAGAAGTTTTTATATTTACCAATGCTAATTGGTTCAATATTTTTTAAATCTTTTACAAAGGACTCATCTGTAAATAATCCTACCAAAAATTCATCAACATTAGTAACAGCATACTGTTCTTTTATTTTAGATTTTGTTTCTTGAAAGAGTTTTTCAAAATCTCGTCTGCTATCACTATCTTTTCTCAAGATAGAATAAGTTAAAGAATGCAGTATTTCATGTAATATTGTAGGCTCTACTCCAACACCTTTAAAAGCACCATTCCTATTTATTTCAATAGTATTTGCTTTCTCATGTTTATTACTATAATATATGCCCACAGGATATACCCCATTGGTTACAGGGATAGAATCAACTAAAGATATAGTAACATTATTATATTTAGCATATTCTAATAGTTTTTCTGCTAAAGGAGAAAATTTATTCTTCTGCTTAATTATATCTTGAAGAATTGTGATTGAATCAGTCTGTAATCCTGTTTTAAAATATTTGGATTCTATATTAGGATCTCCTTTAGACTTACTATGAATTTCTAAATAATTATCTTTTACTCTGATTGCATAATAAACTCTTGTGTCTCCTTTCTCTCCAGAAACTTTTATGATTTCAAACAAATTACCATACTGTTCTCTTAAAGATTTTAACTTCTTTTCTACTTGTGGATATTGATTCTCTGAATATCTTTTACGACTTCCATCTTCATTTCTTAACTTTAAAAATACCTCTGCATTATAAGGAGTTCTTTCTCCAGAAGCAGCACTATTAGAATTAAGATTTGTTTCAAAATCATAAAATTCAACTCCTGTTAAATCAAACATATCTGGAGTATCCATTGGTTCAATTGGCTCTGAACTATTTGTTACAGGCATTTCGGAAGGAATAAAAGCATCTCTATAAGCAGTCTCATTGGATGGAAAGAATTCATCAAGTACAGGAGATTCCATAGTAACATTAGAATAAGATATGTTATATCTTTTCTGATAACTATTACCTAATAATTTATATTGCTTTAAATCTTCAATATCAACTTTTTCTGTAGGATCTAATGGTGGAGCAACATAAACAGTTCTTTCACCATAATCAACATCATCAACAGTAGTCTTATAAAGTTTGTGTGGAGAATAAGGATGACTCTTTAGAAACCTAGCATTATTTAAATCAAACAACAATTGGAAATGATTCATATAATCTCTAGCATCTTCTTCAGTCCTAATTTGTTGCTTCATTTTTTTAAGACCTTCTTGGATCATGTCTTGAAATATATACATATATTCAGGAGATGTTTCTCTTTCAGATTCTAAACCAACAGGTAAGATTTTAGAATAATTAAAAGGACTTAAATTTAAACCTGTTTGAAACATTAAGAATTTAACCAAGTCTTTATACAAATCTAAATTCTCATTAGCAATTTCTTCAATAGATACAGATAATGCTTGCTCATCTAATGCTTGTAATTCTTTCTCAAATAATCTTAAACCAGATATTCTTTGACCAGTATTTACATCTTTGGTGAAATTAATCATTGGTAAGAATGCTTGCATAATCAAATTATCAGGTAACTTCTTTTTAAGTTCTAATATTCGATTAGGTAAAGAATCTTCACCTTTCATCAATCTGTTAAAATCATTATCAAGAACAAAGTTATGAATTAAGAATAACTGAAAGTCATTATCAATTGCTTGTCTAATTCTATCTTTGTTAGCACCCTTCTCATATTCAGCATAATTATTCTTCATGTTTAATAAGTAGCCTCCTATTTCAGTATCTTCAATAGCATAAAATCTATTAAAGATATTATAAGACTCTCTACCATACTTAAAGAACGGAGCAATTACACCATTAGTATTAACTCTAGTAACAGTTTTAGTAGGAACTAAAGGAATAGATTCTTTAGGATATAAAGATTCTAATCTAATCTTTGCTTCATCTAATGCCTGTTTATCTTTAAGACCTTTAGTATCAGAGTTCTGTGTACTATTGAATCCAGAATATGCTCTAGACTGATCTATTAATTCTAAAAAATATGATAATACATTGAACTGATCTGAACTGAACTCATAGTTTTTATTTACAAAAACCCAATCATCAGGTAAAGGTTGTAACTCCTTAGTACCTGCTCTAAAATGATTTAACAATTTAGCAATTAATCCCTCTTTTCTTATTTCACCTTTAGCCTCTTTATTAAATAAAGATTCATTAGCTTTTTGAGCCTTAAGATAATATTTAATAATTGGTTGATTGATAAATTCAATAATACTGATTTCATCAACACCTCTTTCTATTAAGTAAGAAACTACACCAATAGTTTGCATATTGATATTTTGTAACTCTGCTACAGGATTTTTTACATTATCTACAGAGATAGAAAGCAATTGACTTAACACCTCACTAATTAATCCTCCTTTAGAAGTTACTGAGTTATCTACTCTAAATTTTCCTTCCATGCCCGGAAATCTAAGTTTAGTAGTTAATGGTTCTTCTCCATAAACATAACTTAAT